CTGTCATCAATGATAGCTAATCTACATATTTCATCAGTTTGATCTTCAATAAATTCCAGAGCATAACCATTTTGTTTTACAGCGATTATATACAAAGTATTCATTTTTTTACTATGTATTTCATAATTGTTACTAAATTTTACATTTGAAAAAGTATATAGTGATAGTCCATTTAATTTAACAGCCAATTTACATATTTTATATGTCTTTTTTTTTACATATAGAATTGCAAACCAATTTTGTTTTATAGCACTAATACACATCTCTTCAGTTTGATTTGATATATTTTTTAAACATAGTCCATTTTTCAAGACTTCTTTCATGCACATTTTTTTTATATTTTTTTTTAATTCCCTCTTCTGCATCAAGCTATATTATTATATTATAAAAAAATTGATATTTTAATTAAATGATTTAAAGATATGAATAATAAATTATATATACAATATGACCGGTTTAGAGAATGATGATATAGATTATTTGGAGAATATAAATGATGATAATTTGTGGTCTCTGTTTGATAAATATGTTGAAAATAAAGTAGAAACTGAAGAGGGTACAGTTTGTAGTTTATGTCGGTCATCAAATCTTATTATGGATAGTAATAAGTCTAATTATACATGTGTCGATTGTGGCGCTGAAAATGGTGAGGTTTTTGATACACGCCCAGAATGGACCAATTATGAAGATAATGCTAAAGAAAATGGTCGTTGTGGCGTCGCTACTAATATGTTCTTACCTAAATCTTCTATGGGTACTGTTATTAGTGGTACTGGGTTTAGTCGTTTAAGAATGATACAAAGTTGGAACCAAATGCCATATAAAGAGCGTTCATTATCTGAAGTTTTACAAAATATAGAAAAAAATATGAAAATTTATAAAATTACTAAGGCAATTATTGATAATGCAAAAATTTTGTATAAAAATATATCAGAAATTAAACACAATGATGGCTTAAATAAAGGTAAAACAATTATTATTCGAGGATTAAATCGTAGTGGTCTTATCGCTGCTTGTGCTTATTATGGTGCTAAGCTACAAGGCTCACCAAGATCTACCAAAGAAATCGCTGATATTTTCGGTCTTAAACTTACACAAGTCACTAAAGGCTGTAGAACTTTCTTAGAACTTAATAATTATCAAGGTATATCCTATAGTTTGAATTCATCTCATCCTAGCGATTTTATTGAACGATATGGATATAGATTGAAATTAAAAAAAAATCATATTGATATCGCTACTAAAATCGCTAACAATATTAATAAATTAGATATCGCTTCAGATCATCAACCTACATCTATGGCTGCTGGATCTATCCTATTAGTGTCTCATATCTATAATCTAAATATACCAAAAAAAGATATATCTGATGTATTTAATATCTCTGAAGTCACAATCACTAAAGCATATAAAAAAATATATCCATATGAAAAAATTCTTATTGATAATAATATTACTGATGTATTATTGAGAAAAATTAAAGCAAAAATGTTGGCCAATTCTAATAATTCAAGTGATGCTTCCTCTGCATGTCCAACTCCTAAAACAATCACTGATATTTCTGATATGAAAACTAATCTTAGTAAAATATTTATTATGCCTGATGATTACAATGCTGAAGAACTTATTAATGGCGAAACTACTCTGTCCTCTATTCTAACTAATAGTGATACACCAAATATCGCTATCAATAAAATTAATGTTAAAATTAATGATTCAGATGGTTTGGCCATCAAAAGAAAAAGAGGAAGGCCTCGCAAAATTATCAATGACTCAAAAGATAAAATTATTAATAATAACTAACTTTTTTATATCATCTTTTATAATTTTTATATTTTTTATTTATTGTATTCGTTTATAATTTAAATATTTATTACCATTATATTGTATATCATAAAATATGTCAGCTATCACAATTCAAAATCAAAATCAAGAACAAGAACAAGCACAAGTCTCAGTTATTGAACAAGCACCAGTTCAAGATACAGAACAAGATACACCACAATCTACTCGCGGTGGTAGTCGTAGCTTTAAAGTAAAATTATCAGTAGATGGACCATTATATGGTCGTTATAATGGTGAGTCGCCTTATCAAGCAGCAAATAAAGCACTGTCAGAAATTGTCAGAACCAAAGAAAAAAATGGCAACATGGATGATGCAGAAATTAGTTTTTTCCTAGTTGAAAGCACTAAAAATAGTTCTAAAAAACAACATCAATATGTCGGACGAAGAATTAAACTTGATGTTCCAATCGAATATCCAGTCGCAAACGGAATTACTATCAAAAAAGAACATAAAAATTTTTTAAGAAAAGTTAAAAGAATATTTACTCATGATACCCCAGCAACTGAAACTGCAACTGCAACTGCAACTGCAACTGTGTCTGAACCAACTACAGCTACTACAACTACAACTGCAACTGCATTAGCTACTACAGCAGCTGAACCAACAGTAGTTCAATTGGAATCAACTACAACTACTACAAGTACAGTTAGTGTAACAGTCTAAAAAAGAAATAATATAATTATTTAATATTTATATAAATAAATACTAAATAATATAAAAATATAACATATGTCTAAATGGCAAGGTGTATATGATAATATCAGTAATTCACCTATTAACATGAATTCATTTAATATCGATTTTTTTGAAGAATATGACGACGGTGAAGAAATACCAAATACTTTTTCTATCTTAACTTACAATATTTGGGGACTGTCTATTAATGATAATCTTAAAAAATTATTTAGTCTTCGTAAAGATATGATTGAATTAACTATTCGCAATTCTAATGCCGACCTCGTTTGTATTCAAGAAATGTCTGATTATTCTTATAATCTATTGTCTGATCTTGTAAATGAATATAAATATGCATCTGAAAAACCATATATTAAACAAATTAATAGAAAAAGAAATGCTGATGTATATTTTATGAGTAAATTTAAACCATCTAAAATTACAATCTATGGACTACCGGGTATTCTATGTTATAATAATTCTATGTGTGTTGTTGAATATAAAAATTTAATTGTTTTTAATCTATATCTCCAATCTGGAACCAAAAAAAGCCCAGGACAGGCCAATTCATGGATCCATTTCTCTAATTGTAGACACTCTCTCTTACAACTCATTTATAATATTATCATCTCTTATCAAAATCATAATAAAAATATTGTTCTATGTGGAGACTTTAATTTTGATTTAGATGGATCTGCAGATGAATGGCCCGAAATTGAAATTATTAATAAACTTAAAAATTATGGTTTTATTGATACATTCAAATATATTAATCCAAATATTGACTGTTTTACTGAAGATACTGATAAAAATTTTTTAAGATGGAACCTTAAACTAATCGAAAAAAAATACAAATTTGATGCCATCTTTTATAAATCTATCGATAATAGCAATGTTATTAAATCATCAATCGTTGGCGATGATGTATTATTCTTAAATTATCAAGATTCAGATTGGTTTATTAATATAATGTCTGACGCTAATGGCAATTATAATAAATTAAAAGGAATAGACAATTGTAGTCTAATACCAATAAATCCTTCAGACCATTTTGGTATTTTGACTAAAATTTCTAAGAACTAAATCTTATTACAAATAATGGTTCATCTTTTTTTAAAATTGGAAATATATAATCAATACGCTTACCAATCTCAATAAAATCAAATGAACCTTTGAATTCTTTGATATCATTGTTATCTAATGGTGTGTATTTAATATATTCATTCGATATATTTTTAAAATCTTCAATGAATGATATTTCGTCTTTATACAGATCTACAATTTGATTGTTTTTACCTTTGAAATTTTTTAATTTTTTTGCAATATCTAATATGATGTTTAATTTCTCAATCTTTGTATAATATGACATTTAATTTATTATATAAATATATATAATCTTATTTATTTATATAATGACAGATAAAGATCAAATTTTTCTAAATATCGCTAATGATATCAAAAAAATTGGTATTAATGGTTTATCAAATCTTACACTATTACAGGCTAAACAATCTCAAATTGATCAAGATATTCTCAAATTTGTATTTGAATTTCTGATCGATAAATATGACACTCAATCGCTAGAAATATTTTTTAACAATAATTATAATTATACATACGATCATAATTACGAAAATTATGTCATCTGTAAACAAAATTATATACGAAATTTTTTAATTAATAAATATATCCGTTGTATTATTACTGATAAATCTTATATGTTATGTGATGCTGTATTTATATTGTCTCTTAATGAATTATCAAAATATACAAATGAACCAATCAAATATAGATATGAACCAGAAAATGCTTTATTATTATGTAGAGATTTATGTGCTCTATTTATGCATCCTAAAAAATATTTAAAAATTAATCCTTCAAATTTGACAGTTGAATTGAGCGACGAAATTTTAAATGATCCAAATTGTAAAGAATATCATAAATATCATAATAAAAAAATTAATTGTGTTTTATCTAATAAAACAATTATATATCTAACCTATATATATACATAAATATGTCAGATCAAGATAATATTAATAAAATCGTTTCTTTCTTCTTCAAATTACAATTTACAATGAAATTATATCATTGGAATACTAAATCATATTCTAGACATAAGTCTTCTGACGAATTTATTGAAAAATTATTAGAAATTGTCGATAGATTTGTTGAAGTTTTTATGGGTCGTTTTAATGCTAAACCTATTATAGATCATATTAATATTGATATTGGTTTTATTAATGATGATAATATTGGCAGGTTATTAGTCAAATCTAGAGAAATTTTAGAAGGATTTAATAATTATATTAAAGATTCAGAACTATTAAATATTCGTGATGAACTATTAGCTGAAATTAATCAAACTATTTATTTGTTCCGATTAATTTAATCTATTAAATAAATTCACATAACTACTTATTATATCGTCAATATTATATATTTCTCTAAATTTTAACTCTTTCTCTGCTAAAATACCATCACAATATACAATATCTGGATCACCATTTATTTTATCACCAAAAAAATATTTGGCTTTTTTATTCAAATAATCTTCTATTTTTTTTATAATCTCCAATATTGTATAATTATTTAATGAACCTATATTACATACCAAATTTTCGCTTTTTTTTAAATATTCATATGATCTTAAATGAGATGTTGCTAAATCATCAACATGAATATAATTTCTAGAACATGTCCCATCTTTTGTATTATAAGTGTTTCCATTCACATGTATCACTCCATCTTTCATTATCTTTAATATTATGGTCGGTATAATTCTCCTATTATTATTCGGACTATCACATACTTCACAATTAAAATCATTGCCAGCAACATTGAAATATCTTAATATCACATAATTAATATTATTTGTTCTTCCATAATCTTTAATTACATCTTCACATATTTTTTTTGTATTGCCATATGGAGATAATGGATTTAATTCAGTACTTTCAGTTATTGGTAAAACTTCTGCATTACCATAAACAGAACATGATGATGAAAATATTATTTTTTTTACATTATATTTAACCATCATATTTAATATATTAATTGTTCCAATCACATTTGTATTATAATACTCATCTATTTTTTCAAAACTATCTTTCACAAATGCCTTGCCTGCTATGTGAAACACACAAGATATATTTTTTTCTGAAAATATTTTTTCTAACATTTTTTGATTTGTTATATCACAATTTATAAATCCATATTTATTATTCGTTATTATTCCAGAACTTAAATCATCTAATATAACTATATTTGTAAATCCATTTATATATAATTTTTTAGCAATATGTGAACCAATATAACCAAGTCCTCCAGTAATTAATATTGACACTTGTTTTAACTATAAAATTTATTATATGACTTATATTTATATATGGCATTTAATATCCTAATATATACCACTCTAGGTTACAACATTAAATGGTTTGACATTATTCTAGTTTTAATTGACTCATTAATTAAATATTCATCTCCTATCAATTTTGATTTTTTAATAATATGCGATGATAATATGAACCAATATATTAATGATTATCTAAATAAAGATAATATAAAAAATAAATATAGTAATCTAAATATAAATACACATAATATTGGGTTTAATTCATCCAAACCAGATAGAGCTTCTATGAATAAATTACATATTTTTGATTATAAATATATTGATAACTATGATAAAATATTATTTATTGATGCTGATATTATTGCGACACTAAATATAAATAATATTTTAAATTTGGATTTAGATGATGATATTTTATATGTTTATAAAGAAAGTTCTGATATTAATCATCATAATAATATTTGTTGGGGACTTCAAAATTATTCAAATAATGATATTAAAATATTTAAAAAAAATGGTATTTATCCTTTTAATTGTGGACTATTTTATTTTAATAATACTATTGGAATGAAAAATGATTTCTCAAATATATTGGATATGATCTCATCATATCGTGGAAACTTTTTTTATGAACAATCATTTATGAATGTATATTTTAATAAAAAAGGTAATATTTGTTACAATATTTTTACTGACGATAATTATAAAATGTTTCCAGATTTAAATATTAAATATACAGACAAAATTATACATTTTTGTTGTGCTGTAGCTTGTGCAGATCATAAATTAAAAACTATGAATGATTATATAAATCAACATTTATAATTATATAAACATTTATATATATACATATAATTATACATAATGACATATTTTAATCCAGATAAATATGTATTTGACGAAAAAATCCCTACTCCATTGTGCGAAATAATGGGAAGAAATAAATCTGACAAAGGTCATTTAGACATTACTAATTCTTGGCATAATTATACAACAATATATTATAATATTTTTAAAGATATTCAACATGATAATCTTCGTGTTTTTGAATTGGGTATTGGTACAAATAACATCAAAA